AAAAGATTCTGGGCAATCCTGAGTTCGTCAAGCGGATAGCCAAGATAGTCGTGCCATCTATGTGGCACAAGCTCTGGACATCTGACGAGTTGAACCTGCCACTCGACAAGTTCGTGGTCATACCGAATGCCATCTTCCCTTTGGAGTACATCCCACAGAAGTTCGAGAAGGTCAAGCAGGTCAGGCTCATCAACACATCAAGCGCATACCGAGGCTTGCACGTGCTTATGAACTCGCTCAAGTATGTCGATGCTGACTTCCGGTTGGAGTTCTACAACGACTACAACCCAGACCTCCACTTCGAGGGAGACCAGAAGTACATCGACCCAAGGGTCAGGTTCTACTGGAAGACCCCGAAGCGGACCCTGATGGAGGCAGTAGAGGAAGCACACATCTTCGCCTATCCATCCACATACCTCGAGACCTTCTGCCTATCGCTGGCTGAGTCGATGAGCGCGGGAAACCTGACGGTCCACCCTGAACTGGGTGCGTTACCGGAGGTCGCCAATGGGTTCGGCCTGAGCTATGACTATCTGGATGATCCGAATGAGCACTCACGCCTCTTCGCCGAGAAGCTGACAGAGGCTATAGAAAAGATTTATAAAGGGGAATGGAATCCTGAGGAACAGGTTTCCTATATCAACGAGGCATTCTCTTGGGAGACTATCACTGCCAAGTGGATCGAGTTCGACAAACAACTGGGGGCATAAATGATTCAGAAGAATGAAACCGTCGCTATCGGCTGGTGCGATAACGGACTAACAGATGGCAAGTTTACCGAAGGCTTGATGACCGCGATTGTTGCGGGTCCGGGCAACGGTATAAATATCCACACTAGCATCCGAGTACAGGGCAACCAGATTGGCAGACAACGCCAGGTGCTCTTCGACCATTGGGCTGACCAGGCTAAGACTGATTGGCTTCTATGGGTGGACTCAGACATCGTTCTGACCCTTGAGGTTATGGCTAAACTCTGGAAGACGGCAGACAAGATTATGCGTCCAGTCGTATCCGGTGTTTACTTTATCTCCAAAGAGAACGAAGGAACACTGATGAAGCCATTCCCGGCAGCATTCAACAATGCCGGCGAGTATAAGATCAGCTATATCCATCCACTGCCAGAGAACCAGGTAATCAAGGTGGACTGCGCTGGCTTTGGTCTGACCCTGATGCACAAGTCCATCATCCCGAAGATGCGAGCTAAGTTTCCTGATGAGTCTTTCTTTACCGAAAGAGCAGGATCCGCTAGTGATGATCACTTCGTAGGCGAGGACATCATCTTCTTCCGTAAGCTTCAAGAGTCAGGCGTTGACTTACACCTGCATACCGGAGCGTTGGTCAAGCATATGAAGCGCTTCAGCCTTGACTTCGATTACTACGCATTGTACTGGGCGCACGAACACCTGAAGAACAAGCTAAGAGAGCAACAGGAACTTGAGTCTACAGACGGAGATATTTCCAGTAACAAGAACAATTGATGACCATATAGATGATTTCGATTCTATTGGCATCGTTCAACTAAAGGAGAATAATGGCCGGTCGTGATATTACCGAAGGTCGTGCTACGCGTGCGATTGCAGTTGACGTCGGTGTCGTATCTTCTGATGCTATCTGGCAGAATACCAATGAAGCCTACGATATAGCAATCGGTGGTCAGCCATTCTTCTACGCGATGAATGACCAGCGCCCTTATGTCCGACAGACAGCTCCGTTCCGTAAGGATCAGTTCGACAACAGTACTGAACCTGGCGAGCAGAGCCTGTACGGCTGGTGGATCCGAAGCCAGTCATCATTCCACAACGGCAGTGGCATCGTCTTCTACGATCCATCTGCTGGTGAAATGGTTGACTACCGCTTTACCGACAGCAAGAATGTCGATGTCTGGACTAAGGGCGAAGTCACAATGCTCAACGCCACAGATATCGGACACGTAACCACCCATCCAGTTGAATCTAATGGACGCTCTTTTCAACAGCTTCGTTCAATTCAATGGACCACCAGTGGTACAACTTATGATGGCGTACTTCTGCACGACGGTTACGATGTTGACAAGATTGATTCCGCTGGGGCTGAGACTCACTTTGTTGATTACAACGCTGGCGCTGATGATAAAGTTTATGCTATCTGCGATGATGGTACTACAGCATTTTGGGTGACTAACGATACTGGTCCTAGCGGTAAACTTGAGGTCTTGAAGAAATCTCTTGACCTCACCTCTGTGTCAGCAGCCACTTCTATGTTCACCGCTGCTAGCGTGACAGTACAGAACGCCGTTATGGAATATGTCAAAGAGCGTATTGTTATGTGCGTCAACAGTTCGGTATACGAAATATCATCCAATACATCGTCACTTCCATCTGCCGTGTACACGCACAGCGATTCTGATCACATCTTTACGAGCATCACAGCTTCTGGTCCAGCCATCTACATCTCTGGGTTCAGTGGTATCCAATCCAATATCTACAAGTTTACCCTCAACACCAACGGCACTATGCCGACGCTCAACCAAGCTGTCACTGCTGCGGAGATGCCTACTGGAGAAGTCATCCACAAGATCTACTACTACCTTGGCTATATGATGATCGGAACCAGCAAGGGTATCCGTGTGGCTACAGTCAATGACCAAGATGGATCCCTGGGTTATGGTCCACTCATCGTGGAAACCGACCAGCCTGTCTATGACTTCGCTGCTAGGGACCACTATGTCTGGTGCGCTGCATCAGTCGATGGTGAGCCTGGCGTTGTCCGCCTCGACCTATCTGCACAGATCGAACCATTGGTCTTTGCCTGGGCTAACGACATCTATTACCCAGGAGTCACTGGTCTGCACACCACATCCTGCGCCTTCCTCGGTAAGACCAACACGTTGGCTTTCTGCACTGAGGCAAAAAACCAGTACACGGTTACGCAGAAGGCTAGGGCTGGTAGTGCTGCTACCCTAACCACATCAGTAACCCACGCAGTCACCGCAGGCGAATCTCTGTATGTTATTGGCGTTGATGCCGACCTCGACGGTGGTCCATTCACGGTAGTGTCTGCCACCACTAATACGATTACCTACAACACGGCAACCACTGCTACCGTCGCTACCACATCGGCAGTAGGGTTTACTGGAGTTGCTGGATTCTCTTACCTCGAGCAACCAAACGAACTTGCCACAAGCGGATACCTAACAACAGGCTACATCAGGTACAATACCCTTGAGCCCAAGAACTTCAAGCGCCTTATCGGGCGGGGTGACTTCAGCAATGGTTCTGTTACGATGGAAATCGTAGACCGCAACAATACTGAGTACGACTTGATTACCTACGACTCATCGGTTCCTTCTACTGAGGTGACAACCAACACACCGGCAGGCGCTCAGGAGTACGTAGCTTACAAGTTCCTGTTCAACCGTGATGCTACCGATAGCTCCAAGGGTCCTATCTTCAAAGGATACCAAGCCAAGGCTACCATCGCTACACCTCGACAACGAGTCCTTAGTTTTCCTGTGTTCAACTTCGACACCGAGACGGACAGATACAACGTCCAGACTGGGTACGAAGGTAGGGCTCAGGATCGATTGCTTGCCCTCGAGAATGTGGAGGAAGACGGCGACGTGCTTACGTGGCAGGACTTCACCACAGGAGAGTCGAGGCAGGTAGTCATCGAACAGATATCATTCACCCGTGAGACACCACCAGACAAGCGCTTTAGCGGATTTGGTGGCGTTATCACAATGACCATTAGAACCGTATAAGGAACATACAATGTCACCTGCTGATTGGGCTGGATTAGCCGTAGCCGTAATGACCATCGCAACAGGCTTTGGAGCCGGGGTGCGCTGGTTGGTCAAACATTACCTCAACGAACTGAAGCCCAATGGTGGGTCTAGTATCAAGGATAAGGTCGATAGGCTCGACGATAAGGTTGAGTTCCTAACTGACCTAGTGATGCAGGTGCTCAAGAAGTGACCATCATAGACAACCCCTGGCTGACTCCGATCAGCCCCAACATCCCACAAGACGACATATACGAGGAAGAGGACGATGAGTGAAACCTGTTGCCAAATCCGCGG